CGCGAGCCCCTCGATCTGCCCGTCTTCTGTGACGGCTTTGGTATCGAGGACAAAGTCGAGATGGTTCATGGGCTAGCTCCAGGATCAGCAGGCGGCAGGGCGGGCACGGCGCCGGTGCCCGCTTGCGTGATGGGTACGTTCTGCATCTGCATGCGGGGGACATCGCCGCCTTCGACAGGCGGCAGGTTTTCAAGAGCGCGGACCTCGTTGATGGTCATCACGCCGTTCGAGAGCATCTGCTGGTAGAAAGAGGCACGCGCGCCGCTGTCGCCACGCAGCAGGCCTTCGAGGTTGAATTCAATGACAAGGCCAGCCTGTCGGTCGGCCGGTGAGAGCAGCTGCTTGGCCAGTGCCTGCTCGATACGTTTGAGACGGCGCCGCAGAGTGAACTTCTGGAACCCCAGCGTCTGCTGTTCGAGGCCGGTGCCCCAACTTGTCGTCTTCTCGGTATGGCCAACCATGAATGGCGGCACGCCAAAGAAGCGGCAAACTTCCTCTACCGAAAACGCCCGGCTCTGCAGCATCTGGGCATCTTCCGGGCTGATCGAGAGCTGGACCCAGTCCATGCCGCGATCAAGCAGCATCGGCCGCCCGGCGTTAATCGCGCCGGCAAACTTCTCCTGCAGCAGCTCCTCAGCCATTTTGCGCTGATCGAGGGTCAGCGTGTCGGCAGTCTTGAGGAGACCCGAGGGACGCACCCCATTGCGGAAGGTGTCGCCAGAGGCCCGTTCGATCGCCTGTGCCAGCCCGAAGGTCTGGCGGCCGAACGACAGGGTGGAGAGCCCTCCGAGCGGATTGCCGCCGAACCCCCGGATGTGGAGCATATTGTCTTGGCTGACGACCTGCCGGACGCCGCTATCCGACCACTCGTATTCCAAGCTCCCGTCGCGCAGACGGCGGACTGTCATCAATTCCGGTGCGATCGGGACACTCAGCGCCACTACCCGGCCATCACCCGCCCGGATGATCTCCGCATAGGCATTGCCATTGAGCTCGATGCAGGCGCAGATGAACTCCCAGAAGTCGACCGCAGTTTGATCGGCATTCGGGCTGTCGTGCAGGATCCGATAGAGCGGATGGTCGCTCGCGACCGTCCGTGCTCCGCCCCGGGTCCGGTAAACCATGAGCGGCAACGACGCGATCGTGCCGGCCAGCAGGTTGACGCAGGCCCAGGCCGAGGCGAGCCCCAGCACTGAAGTCGTCGAGACCAGCTCACCCGTGCTGGTAGTGCGCCTGCCCACCGCCTGCACCAGCCGCGGATCGGTGAGGCCGATGGAGCGCGCAATGTAGCCGAGCGCCTTTTGGAAAATGTTCATGCCGTCAGGCTCTTCAGCCAGTCGTCAATGGAGCCGGAGGTATCGCCCGCCATTGCCGCCCCCACTGCCATGCACAGCGCGACGGCTGCGTCGATCTTGTTGATGGCCCGCTGCTTGGAAAGCCATTTGTTGTCCCAGCGGTCGGTCTCGGTGACCGCCGACATCATTGCGGAAATGAGGACCGGATTGCGCCTCAAGCGGATGCGGCCTTCAAGGATCAGTTCTTCCAAGTGCCGAAGCGAGCCCGGCATCCAGAGGCCTTCGGTCATCTCACCCGCTGGCTTGGCCCGCTTGGTGCCGCCCTGGGGGTGCTCGACAAAGCTCAAATCGAGCCCGAGCTCGGCAACTTCCTCTTCGAACCGGCGGAAGGCGTAGCGGTCGTAAGCGACGGCCTCGACCCGGTAGTCCGCGGCCATTTCGGCGAGCGCCTGCGCCACATGGCGAAAGCTGATGTTTTCGCCGGCCGGCGCATTGAGGAACCCGTCGGCAAACCAGAGGTCGTAGGGCTGCTTGTCGCGCAGCACCCGTGCGGCGAGCGTATCGCCCGGCGTCCAGACCTCGACCCAGGCATCGAAACAGGGCTTGCCGTCCTTCTCGCCACTGCGCTGAACGGCAGCCAGTGCGGTCAAATCCCGGTTCTGGCTGAGGTCGAGCCCGAGCCAGACCGCCCCCCCAGCCTTGGGTTCGAACTCTGCCAACAGAGGCTCAAGCGTTGCCCGCGCCATCCAGGCGGTCTCGGCATCGGTCCACACACAGAAGTGCAGCCGCAGGATCCCGTTCAATTGCCCCGGGATAGCCTTGGCCTGCGCCACCACCTCCGAGAGGTACTGCTCGGTGATCGTGACGCCCAGCAGCGGGTTCGCCTTGATCCAGCAGCTGGGGTCGGTCAGCGGGTCGTCACCCTCGTCAAGTGCGCAGACATAGCTGAAGGTCGTGTCGTCGATAACCTGTCCCAAAAAGGTCGGGTCAGTCACTGCATCAGGATTACCAGCTGCCACCCGGATGGCGTGTTCGTGTTCCTCCCATGCGACCGAATTGCGGTCCGATCCCGAGTTTGTGATCATGAACAGCAGCGGATCGCGGCGGAACTTGAAGCCGCGCTCCAGCATCTCGATGATCGAGCGATCCGGAAGCTCGTGGACTTCGTCCGCCAGCACAAAATATGGCCTTGGGCCTGAGCCGGTCTTGCCAGTGTCCCGGGACACCGGGCGGAAGAAACTGCCTGAGGACAGATGCGCGATGTTGAACTCGCGCCCCGGGCCTCCTGAAAACTCGAGCCGCCGTGCCAGCGCCGGTGATTGCCGGACCATCCGCACCGCATCACGGAACAGGATGTTGGCCTGCTCCTTCTTGGCGGCTGCTGCATAGATCTGGGCGCCAGCTTCCTTACAGGCGGTCATTCCGTAAATGCCAATGCCGCCCGCGACCGGTGACTTCCCGTTGCCCTTGCCTTGTTCGATATAGGCTCGGCGGAACCGGCGGCGCCCGTCCTTGCGCTTCCAGCCAAACAGCGAGCCGACGATGAAGGCCTGGCTGGGCTGGAGCTCGAAGGGCTGCCCTTCGAACTGGCCTTCGGAAAGTTTCAGCACCTCCTCAAAGAAGGCGAAGGCGTGATTGGCGGCCGTCTGGTCGAACCAGATGCCGTCCTTGCGCTTCAGATCCGCGATGTGCCGTTTGCAGGCATTGCGGACATGCGGCCCGGCGACAATCGCGCCTGCGACCACCGCCTTGGCATAATCCAGTGTCCGGTCAGGCGAAGAAGCGGTCGGCGGGGTCGGTGCCTTCTTCTGGCGGCTGGGCCGCGATCCTGCTCCTGGCACTCGGCGTCATCCCGAATTCTGCGGCGTAACGCATCATGTCCGCCGCCGCCTTGTTGGCGGTGCCCACCAGCGGGTTCTGGACCGCGTTGCCGTTCGATGTCTTGATCATGAGGCCGCCAGTCAGCTGGTCCTTCTCGGCCATCTTCGCGATCGCGCGTTCGGCCTGGACCCAGCGGCCGTAGGCTTGTGTGTAAGCTGCAAGCGCGGCCCGATCGATCTCGGAGAGGATCCCGACGTTGTAGAGCTCGGTCGCGACCCGGTTCCATTCATCCACGGCATCTGCACTGAGATGGGCTGGCGGCGCTGGGATCGCGGCTTTGGCCTTGGCCTCCTTGCGGTTCAGGCTCCGCTTGCCGGGATTACCCGTGACCAGTTTCAGATGGGTGGGCTTGGGTTTCGTTCCGGGTTTCATCGCTCATGTCCTGCGTCTGCCCGGCCGAAATCTCTGCAAAGGTACGTCCATCTCCTTCGAGCCGGGCCTCGTGTCCCGTAAAATCCTGCCAGCGCTTGATCGCGACATCGACGTAAGCCGGGTTGAGCTCGATGGCGTGGACAGCGCGGCCGGTCATTTCGCCGGCAATGATCGTGGTACCGGAGCCTGAAAACGGCTCGTAGACTGCCTGGCCTGGGCTGGAATTATTCTCAATCGGGCGCTTCATGCACTCGACTGGCTTCTGGGTGCCGTGACCCGTCTCATTCTTCTTGGGCTTCGCGATGTGCCATACCGTTGTCTGCTTGCGGTCGCCGGCCCAATGCCCCTTCGCGCCCTTCTTCACGGCATACCAGCAGTTATGGGTAATCAGGCCGTCAGCGACGTAGTGCTGATCTCCCTCGACATCCATGGAGTAGACTAGGCCACTGAATGGCGTGGCATCGTTTCCGGTGAGCGTAACCCAATCGAAATCATCACCCGAGGTCGGCATCGGAATTTGCATGATTTCTGCAAACAGATTGCAGGCCCGAATGCGGCGAGTGGACTTGCGTGAAAACATCAACTGCTCACCGCCACGGATCAACGGCTGTCCCCGTTCGAGCCGATGATCCCGCAGGAGCAAAGTCGCCCGAGCATCAAGAGCGCTCAGGTTCAGGCTGGCATATATCCCAGCGATCTGATCCCGGGAACGCTGACTTTCCGGTGACGGGGCCCAGTCATCGATTTCCCAATGGGTCGTTGGGATCCCATATTTGCACGACAGAATTTGCTCGGCACATTGCGCATCGGTCGCGGTGTCATGGACAGAGATAATCCAGGCTTCTTCGGCCTTGTTATCGGCGATCCGGGTGGCAAGGCCAAAGCCGCGGCTGTTAAACAGCCTGACCCGGCCGACCCGCCACCAATTGCCCCTGCGCATAAGATAGACGACATTTTTATCAGCTGCGACGGGGTTCAGACGCACAGAGAACTGATGCTCCGGGGTTGCCCGCGTCGCGCGCCCTCCGGCGGATATGGTGTGTATCAGCCCATCGAACTGCCGCTCACCGAAACGGGTGATTTCGCGACCGCGCCGCAAAACCACGCTGGAATAAGAGTTGTAGGATACGACGTAATCACCGGCTTGCAGCGTTTCGATCGGGACTTCTGCAATTTGGGCAGGCTGTGAACCCGCACCGCGCGCAATGACTTTCTGCACCATGGTCCCGGCAGGTTGGCAGGGCTCATGCTCCCAGTGATAATCGCCGCGCGAAAGCACGAGCTGGCCCTTGTCCCAGATGATTTGGGAACGGAGCAATAGGTCGCAGGAAGCTAGGCTGTCGCCCACAACACCGGCGAAGAGCCCGGCATGCCAGACATAGGCGACGTCGCCCGGGAACAAGGCCCAGGCCTCGCGCCAGTCAGCCTTGTCGTCGTTCAGCACCTTGCCCTTGGCGGTCCCGGAAGCGGCAACGCCGGCCTTCTCGCGCCAGGCAGGATCATATTCCACGCCATAGGGCGGGTCAGTGACCATCAGGTGGGGCGAGACGCCGTTCAGCGCCTTGGCCACAGTGTCTGCATCGGTGCTGTCGCCGCAAACCAGCCGGTGCTTGCCGAGCAGCCAGACATCTCCGGGTTTTGCGATGGGATCGGCCGGCGCTTCCGGGATATCGTCGGGGTCCGTGTTGCCCTCGGTCTTTTCGGCCAAGAGCTTGGAGAGCTCGTCATCCGAAAAACCGGTCAGCATCAGATCGAAATCGAAGCCTTGCAGATCGCCGAGTTCGACAGCCAGTAGTTCGAGGTCCCAGCCGGCATTCAGCGCCAGCTTGTTGTCGGCGATGACATAGGCCTTCTTCTGGGCCTCGCTCCAGCCCTTGGCGACCATGGTCGGGATCTGGGTCAGGCCCAGCTTGCGCGCAGCGAGCAGGCGCCCGTGCCCAGCGATGAGGCCGCCGTCCTCGTCGACGAGGATAGGGTTGGTCCAGCCCCATTCGCGAATCGACGCGGCAATCTGCGCAACCTGTTCGTCCGAGTGCGTGCGGGAATTGCGCGCATAGGGCGTGATCTTCTCTATCGGCCAGAGCTCACTGCTCTGGGCCGGCCAGTCTTGAACCATATGATTTCCTGAAAGGCAGTTGGCACAAGTGGCGACTGCCGCGAGATCATGCCATGTAAGGTGCAACGTGCATGTGAACGGGAGGCATCATGCCATGCCGGATGGCTCATCAGTTGAACGACCGGAACAGGGGCAAATTGACGCACAAGCGGCAAGCGCACTGCGCGCCGCCCTCCTCAGTGGAGCGGATTCAGCGCCAACCGCTCCGGCTGACGCAGCTTATTTTTCAGATCTCCGCAATCGCTGTGGGCCGGTTTCGGACCCTTCAGATCCCACAGGCTCTGGCTGAAACTAGGGGGCCTCAACAGGCACTGAAACGAGCCCGCCCGCACGCTTTGCGAGTTTGCGGTCAAAGGTAACGAATGCGCTGCAATGCCCCGAACGGGCAAGATGCAGGGCATCAGCAAAATCCATCCCTTCGCTCATCCAGTCCAGCGCCTGGGCAACCTCGGCGGGCTCCTCCAGCGACACTCCCGGCAGCCCGCCAAGCCCGCGCAAGGCAGCAGAGATATCCGGTGACGAGAAGCGATAGCCGGCCCGCAAGACCCACTCGGTTTCCAGCGCCACAGTCGTCCCTATGAAAACCTCACCGGCCTCAATCACACGCCGGGCCGCCTGCGCCTGTTTCGGGTCGTCAGCGGTCAGAAAACGGACAATGACGTTGGTATCAATCGCGCGCACGGCGTTTCGCCTCCCGGGCGATCGCCGCATCCATATCTTCGACCGACAGGGCCGGCCCGCTATGCCGCAACGTGCCGAAGACTGCATCGATGCTTGTTTCAGGGAAAGCGGGTGTGGCCTTTAGAAGTACGCCATCCGGCGTGTTCTCAACGGTCAGCCGGGTGCCTGCCGCCCAATGCCGCAGGTCACGGATGGCCTTGGGCAGGATAACCTGACCCTTGGTCGAGATCACCGTAGTAATCCGCTCCTGCACACCCACATTCACCTCCATTGGTAAGACAAAGGTAAGATACGCCCCTCGAGGATGGTTTGCAAGGATCGACTTGGCTGATCTTTCAGATCAGTTCTAGCTCGGTCAGCACCTTGGCGGTGTCGAGCAGTTGGTCGGTCCGGACCGTTATCTCGATGGTAAAGTTGTCGGCGGTCGCGCTGGCGTAGACGCCGCCCGCGTAGAGTTCCTGTTCGATCGTCTCGATCACCGTGACAATCCGGCTGCGGTCGAAGTTCTCAGGCAGCGTGCGGATCGCGAGGCGGATCGTGCTGGTTGCGCTCGCACTCATGCAGCTTGCGCCTTCAGGCTAAAGTAGAGGACGAACCCCTTCAGGTAAGGCAGCCCCTTTGGCATCGAGATCTCGCGAGCCGTTTCCCGGTTGATGGTCCAGCCCATCCAGCGGACAATGGCCGCTTCGATTGCTGCGGTGAGGTCGAGCCCCGCGTGGATGCCGTTGTGGACGTCGTCGGCGAAGTGGCGGCCATGGCGGCTGTCGAGGAAATCCCGAACCCCTTCGGCCGTGCCTTCAGTCGCGGCCAGAACCGCCGGGAAGGCAATCGCCCAGGCCGCATCCGCATCCGCGAAGGCACCGGTGGCGCCGTAAAAGCCCCAAGCCTCGTTGGCGGTTGGCAAGGTCGAGTTGGTCATCTGCGTCGCTCCGTTTTCGTGAGCAACTACCGCTCTTGTCGCGGCGACTATCCAGTCAATTCGACGGAAATCGAGGGCTTTTTGCTTTCTGACCCCCGGTCGCTAACTCGCGGTTGCGTGAAGTTTGGGCCAGGCGCGGTGTCCGTCTAGCAGGTGCCAAACTATGCGAGGCCCCCCGACCCCCGGTGGACCCAGAGGCGCTGTGGGTCGGTCCAACCGAGAGGTAGCGCATCGCCCTTTTCCAGATTGCAGGAGCGATGGGCGCAGGCGACGTTGTCGTAGGTATGCGACCCGCCAGCAGACAGCGGGATGATATGATCAAGTTCCGGAGCGTTCCAATGCATCGTTCCGCGCAGTTCGCGAGGAGCTTCCTCGCCGCAGATGTGACAGGTCCATCCGTCACGCTCCATCACCGCAATGGGATTGATCGGTTCGGCTTGAGCACCATAGGCTTTCGCCCGGGACAAGCCCTTGGCGACACGTTTGAAATGGCGGTTAGCGCAAAATTCCGAACAGAAATTGCGTCGCTTGTCACCATACGCGGGCAGGAATGTGCTGCCGCATTCCTGACAGGTGCATTCTGCCTTTCTGACTGCCTTGCTGCTCGCCGAGCAGTGGTAGGAGCAAAATTTCGCACTCGCCCGCGCTTCGAAAACTCCCCCGCATTCAATGCACTGACGTTGACGCTTGGCCTTCCTGACTTCGGCAAGACGGGCCAGCCGGGCAGCCCGTGAGGCAGAGCGCTCACGCCGCATCATTTCAAACCCGCAGGCGCGCGAGCAGCACCGGCCACTGTCGTGCGACTTTCGGATCCGCCTTGTGATTGGCTGAGAGCAGATCTGGCACAGAGGGGTGGTGCCCGCCGAGGCGAATTGTGCCATGGCGACCTCCCAGTCAGTTTCAGATTTTATCTCGCCTTAGACGCGGGCGGATTCTCACCCGACCGGCCACCCGTCGGCCCCGATCCGCGCCTTCCGGCGCAGACCAAACTGTTCTGCAGTCCGCTTCGCATGGCACTCGGCGCAGAGGCAGCGGATGTTGCTGTCTTCGTCCGATCCGCCTTGGGCTAGCGGTACGATATGGTCAGGCACGGTCGCTTCGCGGACAATACCGGCGGAGGCGCAATCGCGGCAGAGGGGGTCGGCCTTTAATCGACGCAGGCGCTGCGCCATGCCTTGGCGTCCCCGAAGTCGTTCAGCCATCGCACAACGCCTGCAACGAGAAACGCCCGGAAGCTGGTAAGCCCCGGGCGCAACTCGCATCACTACATTTCGGAAACATCTACAGGAGAGCAATGCGCCCGTCAATGATGAATTGTATTTTTATCGTTGAATCACAGTTTGTTAGTTCAACCGCTAGGCGGACGATACTGGCGGCGAACTGTCCCTGTTGATACCGAACAGGGTGACCAGTGCTTCAAGCCCGTGCGCCAGATTACGCAAATCCGCATCTCCCCAGCCTGCGGCATCCACCTCGTAGCAGGCCACCGCGTGGACAAGCATGCTGGGGCGCCGTCCAGTCGTAGCAATGGCATCGTGGTCAGCCGTCCGCAGCATCAGGATTGCCGCCGCCGCCCGCTTGCGGATCTTCTCGACGTAGTCCGGATCGTACTCCGTGAGACTGCGGCCGAAGATCCCTTCATCGAGAAGCAAGCCGGTAGCGGAATGTGGGTGGATCGGCGGCAGTCCTATGACCGCGCGGTTGCGGGCCATAAGATCGCCGTAGAGCTCAGCTGCTGCGAGTTGCTCGGCCGTGATCTTCCCTGCGAACGCCAGGCGCCCGATAGCCGAGCCGAGGCGCTCGTCCTTCGCCTGCCTGGCGGTGACGCCATACTGACGCTGCCGGGCATCCATGACGGTTGCTGTAACCTCCCGCATGGTCTCGGCCTTGCCCGGTTGCACCAGCTTGCCGCAGGGGTGGCGGCGGCCCGCCTTGCGCTTACGACCGCGTGCCACGGATGATCTCCGGGATGAGCGCCGCGTAGCCGATCACATCGATAGGACCGTCGGCATAGTTGGGGTCGTGGGCGATCCGCGCCAGCTTCAGGTCGATCATGCACAGCGCCACCTGCTGGGGGGTGACAGGCATGCCGAGGGTTATCGACCAGCGCCGAGCGATCGCCTCCATCTGGTTTTTCGGATCACCGTAGGCAGCGCCGCGATCTTCCAGCACCTGCGCCACGCGCTTCAGGAAACCGGCCGCGCTCATTTCACGCCTCCGCGGGTCTCGATGGCCCAGAGCAGGATGGCGATGGCGTCAGCCTCATTGTCGTCGGCAGGCGCGAAGCCCTTTGCCTGGACGGCCGCGATGACAGCCGCCTTGTCGGCATTGCCCTTGCCGGTGATGAACCGCTTGATCGTGCCGACGGGCACGCCCTGGTAGGCAACCAGCGTTTCCTCGCACCACGCGGTGAGCATTCCCAGCAGGCCGCCATAGACATGGGCCGCGTCGGTTCCTGCGTGACGGCGCACTTCCTCGAAGTAGATTGCCTCGATCGGACCGGCATCGATGTCGAGCTGCTCGAGCCAGCGCCGGAAGCGCAGGTAACGCATCCCACCACCGTCGTAGCGGGTGTGCTTCAGCGACACTGTCCCGGTGCTGATGTGTCCGTCGGGCGAACGGAAGGCCCAGCCGGCGCTGGTGCCGAGGTCGAGGGCAAGAATGGCTCCGCGGCGGATCGTTCCGCCGACGTTGGCTTGAACTGGATTGGGGCAGGCAACGGCCTGCATTTCAGGCAGGGTCATGACGACCTCCTCTTCGTGTGGGGCGGTCGGGGCGAGGACTGGGCCGGTGAAGGCTGGCAGCTCGCCCGGACCCGAAGCGGGTCTGGTCAGGTCGTCATCCGGGCGGACATTGCCGCCGGAAATCTTCATGGGGTTTCAGCCGGGCCGATTGAAACATCGGGACACCCAACCCCTTGAGTACGCTAGGGAATATATAATATTTCAATTATTATTATTTTTATAGGGGTACACCTCTCAATCTTTAAAACGCGCGCGTACGTGAGGGGATATATAAGGCACCCCTTGAAAGATTGAACTTTCCGAGAAACCCCATTTTATCGCGTAAATCCATGCACCTGGATGCCATAAAGCTGCTTTTGACGGATATTGGGCTATTGAAGGACCATCCAGAGGGGGGGATGCATCACGATGGCCCTTGGTGGTGTGTGGCGACCTTTTTGCCACTCGCGTCCCGCCAATTACCTGACCAGCGCGCCAGCCTGTAGACCATGGCCTGCCTGGTGGCCGAACTGCGCATGCCCGTCGTCACGTCTCCGCTCTCGATCAAGGTCTGGATGATATCGTCGCGGTCCCGCGATTTAAGCCACTGGGAGCCGCGGGTCAGTTCAGACTTGGTGATGCCCTTGGCACCAGCTGCCCGGATCAGTTCACGCAGCCGTTTAAGGTGAGCCTCGGTCTCGGTATCTGCGACATGGCGGTCCACCGCCTCCATTGCCCGCTGGGCGTAATGACGCACGAAGGCAATGGCCCAGTCCGCGTCATCGATCGTGATGACGGGAGACACAGGATCATTGCCCACCGCCACGATCAGCGCGAGCTTCAGCGCGATTTCGCCAATACGGGCCAGGATGGCGGTAAAGGCCGTGCCTGCCGCCGCGCGCAATTCGTCGGTCAGCTCCCCGCTCAGCGACTTGAAACGAGCACGCGCATCATCGGTCATCGGCACCGTGGTCAGCACCACAGCGGTCTGCGGCCCCGAGGTGGTGCCGGCCAGATTACCGCGCTGCTGCCCGGGACCCGAGGCCAGCAACTGGAGCCCTGCGATCAAGTCTGGCGGCGGGGTGCGCAACCCAACGGAGACATTTTCGTCCGGGTAGTCCTCGTCACTGGGCAGGATCAGGAAGCGGGCGAGCGAGCCATCCACCACATTGGCCCCTTGCAGCGCGCCCCAGAAGTGCATGGGGGTCGTGGTTCCGTACACGCAGAGGCAAGGCTGGACGATGTCGCGCCGCTCATTGGTGCCGTCCCGATTGGCATATTCTGCACCCAGGAAAATCCCACCGGCCGACGTATAGAGCTCGGTCATGTTGTCGAGGATCTCTGTGATGTGACGCGGGCTGCGTTTGCGGTCTGCGGCTGCCGAAAGGAACATGCCGAACTCGTCGATCTGGAACAGGATCGCAGGCTGGCGATGCAGCGCAGTCAGTAGCCCGGCGCCCGACGCGATCTTATTGCCGCCCAGATGATTGGCGAGCCCGGCCTCGAAAAGCACCTCGTTGATGATTTCGCGAGAGTGGTTCTTGCCCGAGCCACTGTCCGCAATGCCCACCACGTAGAGGTTCGACCGCAGGTTGCTTTCGGTACGGTAGAGCCGCCCCATCAGAGCGCCAATCGCGCAAAGGCTGGCGCCAAGCGATAGCAGCGGCTGAGGCCGGCGAGCGGTCGATAGCATGTAATCAGTCAGCTTGCCGACCAGTCCGCCCGGGATCGTCAGCGCAAATTTGGGCGGCGGCGCATCCTCAGTTGCCGGGGCCGTGGTATCGAGCCGGGCCAGCAGGCCAGATGCCGGGTGATTTTCATCCCCGGGCTGGCTGCCGTCGAGGACCAGGCCTGGATCCGGCTTCCAGCCCCGTTCCATGGCAAGGTGGTAGATCGAGCCAGCACCAATGCGGTCCGGGCGGAAACTGCCCCATGCCTTTTCGGTCGTAGCGGCGACGTTTTTCACAGCCTGATCAGACCAGGCCGTGAACAGGTCTTTCCCGTCCTCGCCGAGCGCGCCCTTGATCGCCATGCCAATCCGCACCCAGCTGTCGTAGTCGAGATCGCTGTTGGGCAGATACTGCAGCGCGGCGCGAATAGCGTCATGCGTCCCGGCTTGGGCATGCGCCGGAACCGCCGGTGCTCTG